TCTTTACTGCTCGACAGCAGGATCGAGAACACGGCGTTCAACGCCGTCACTGAAAGCGCCGCGTTCAGTCCCTGCTGTGTCATAACTGCGATCGCGGCCCCGACGTCGGCGAACGTCGCCCCGGCCGCCTTCGCCGTACCGAGCACCATACCGAGCGACTGGGACAGCGACGCCGCCTCGAGGTTCCCTTCCCGGATCGTCTTCACCAGAATATCGGTCGCCATCGCCGCCGTCATACCGGAATCCGCCCAGGTATTCATAACGCTTACGACCGCCAGGGCGACCGACTTCGTCTCGCCAAGCCCCGCCGCGGACGCCTTCGCCGACATCGTCAGGGCATCCAGGGCCGACTGCCCCCGGATACCGGCCGATGTAATGAAGAACATCGCTTCGGATAATTCGACCGGGCCGCGGCCGATCGCCGGGCCGAGTGCAAGGATCGAATCCCGCCACGCATCCACCTGCGTCTGCGCGATCCCGACGAGCCCGACGATCGTTTGCAGATTCCGCTCGAACTTTGCAAACGTCGTCGTGGTTACCTTCCCGAACGCGACGATCGGAACGGTTAGCGCCAGGGACATCTTTTTCCCGGTCGTCTGCATCTGTTTTCCGAGCTCATCCCACTGCTTCGCGATCTTATCCGTAGCAGCCTTACTCGCGTCAACAGCTTTGACGTTCGCCGACTGGAGTTCGGAAAGGTCGCCCTTAAACCGAATGATGATCGGATTAAGTTCAGACATCCGGGAACTGCTCTTCTAACATGTGCAGTCGTTCCACTTCGTCCTCCTTAAGCCATTTCGACGATGACGCGGAATATGGGCCGACGCCGTGGCATTCCTGCCAGCCTTCGATCCCGCGATAGAGCTCGATCGGCGTGGCCTCCCAAAACTCGCCGGGAGGCCATCGCAGTACGCCGAACCCGTGACGCATCCATCGGTTCCAGGGCAGATCTAATCGTCGCTCGAACTGCCCTCCGGTACGTTTCCCTCATCATCGTCATCGCCCTTCTCGCCGAACACAACGCGATTAATGAGCTCCTGGACCGCCGGAACTGTCTTTGCGTAACCGGCCCGGACGACCAGGTCACCGATCTCGTCACGATTCGGTTTCGGTTCTTTGGCCAAGATGTCCAACGACACTACTAATTCAGTGACCGTCAGACCGATCCCGGCGACCAGCTCCCCGGCGACTTGCACCAGGGAACGGCCAAGGACCGTCTCGACCTGTTTGATCCGCTTAAACGACGGAACCAGGATGAGTTCCGTTTCCAGAATCGTAGCCTTAAACTCGCCACGTGCCTCGTTCGGTTCTGCCATGCTACACGCTCCTCGGTTTGTCAATCATTCGACGGTTATAAAGCCGCCGTGAACGCGATCACCCCGGACGAAGCGAGTGAACCCGAGTACTGCAGCTCACCGACTTCGGCGCCGCTGTAATCGATCCCGGACCACTTGAACGCCCCGGAGAAATTGTCGCCGGTCGCGAAGTGAATCTCATAGTTATCGATCGACTGCGCAATCGCCATCGCCCGGACCGTCACCTCCGACGCGGAGTCCTTAAAGACCCCCTGAATGTTCAACGTCACGGCCTTCTTTCCGGCGTCCGCCAGCAGTGTTTGCCATCCGTCGTCGTCCTTGTCCATGATGTCGACGTTCTCGCCGGCAAACGCGAACCCGACCAGCTTGGCGCCACCGATCGTGGTGAACGATTCCGAAGACGTCCCGTCGCCGACCTTGAGAATGAAATCCCTTCCTTTTTCAGCTGCCATCTTACTCTCCTTCTTTACGTTTCGCGCTCACGGAGCGCTCTGAAGTTCCACGTGAGTCCCGGTCGATTGTTCTCGTCCAGCCCCAGCGGGAACGGTCCCGATTGCATTGCAAATACGAACACATATGCCGGATCGCCGGACGTCGGCGATAACTCCGAATCGTGTAAGGCCCGGTAAATGGCACCCATCTTCGCCCGGAGCGCCGCCATCTCAAACTCCCCGGCCCGACCACGCACCTGAAACGTCGGTTCATCATACTCGGTTTCCGTGCTTCCGGACCGCTTCGCCTCCGGAGGATAGCCGCCGGATTCAAACACGGCGATCACTTGGTCCGGCGACGGCGGCATGTACGCCTGCGCCGCGGTCCATCCCGTAGCGCCGCCGATTAATCCTTCGGAGACGAGAAAGTTGGTCACGTCCGTTAGCAGTAACGCCATGTCAGCCCTCGACCGCTTTCTTTACCCGGCGCGATACGCGGCCCGTCATCCCAGCCTGCCGTGCCTTTACCGGATCCTCGAGGTACTTCGCCTTGCCGACCGTATGCCGCGCCGTCATGTTCTCGTGAACGTGCGTCGCATACCCGACATCCTCGTCGTTCGATCCGCCCTGATTCCCGGACCCGGCCGGACCGCCGAACCCGAGTTGGACCTCGATCTCTACCGGCGTAATCGTCGGCAATCGAACGTGCCCCGAATTAATGAGAACGCCCTCATCGACGGGTGTTTCTCGTTTCGCCAAAGAGATCACTTGTTCCGCTTCAATGTATATCGCCCCGGCCACCGCCTGCAGCGTCTTACGGAATCGATCGCCCAGGCCGCCCGCTAATTGGTCGAGCCCCGTAACGGTCGTGCGCATACTCATCGGAAGTACACCTTTGTGTGCGACGTTCCGACATCGTCCTGGAACCGTTCGACCGATATGATCGGCGGGGTCGCTCCGTCGGACAAAGTGATCTGATCGTCTGGCCCGACGTCCGGGGCGCCCTGGAACCAGAAGTGCGCGGTGCTGACCACGTCGTCGCCCTGCTGATCCCGCACCAGCTTATTCTTCGTGACCAGGCGGCCGGAATATGCTGTCCCCGACCCGTAGGTTGGTTTGCCGAACCCGTCGCGCGTCGAAAGAACCGCGTGCGTCGCCGTGTCCGTAAAGAGCTCGGATAAGTCGTCAATGAACGACATCGGCGGCCTCCTGTAACCGGGGGAGCCCGATGTCTTCGTATGACAGGAACGGGAACGCCGTGACGGCGCTCGCCGGATTGCAATTCCAGACGGTCACGCCGCCGGGCAGGTCACGTCGAATGTCGGCGAACCGAGCCGCCCAGCGGTCGTAGTAAATCGACATGCCGCCGCCGCGCTTCTGCCACGGGTATCCGTCGTGCCAATGGGCGTTCTCTCGCAGATCGTACCCGAGCAGGAATATGTCGCGCGCCCGCTTCAGGATCGCTAGGCACAACGCCCCATATCCCGAGTTCAGCCCGTTCACGATGATGCCGGGATCGGTCCCGACGCCCGTGCCGTGAATCCGTCGCAGGTACGTGACGCCCGGAATCGATTCATTGCCGTCCGGATCGAACCAGCCGACGTCCATTGCCGCGAAGACCTCCTGGTCCAGAGCCCATCGGGCGAGTTCGTCGGCGCGGTTCTTTATGAAAGTTTGATCAAGGGTGAACGTCGCGTCACACGGTACGAGCTCCGCCGCTCGGTTCGTTCCGACGACGCGCCCCCGCGCGCGGAGATCGGTCAGGTCATACCCGGCAAGGGACGGGCCGCCGCCGATGATCCACACAGGGCGGTCGTCCCACCAAGGCTCGCTTATCGTTCCGAAGTCGTTCATCAGGCGTCGTAATTCTCATCTGCGTCGGAGTCGCTGCCGGTTCCCGGATAACTGAACTGGTCGCGTTCGATGGCCGGTGTGACCCGATCCGTGTCCTGTTCGACGACCGCCTTTCTTGCAGCCGAAATCCCGCCCGCGACGGGCGTGCAATATTTCGAGGCGATCTTCTGTTTGAGTCTGTTCTCAAGGGCCACATACCACGCCAACCGCTGGGAGTAACTGATCTTCAGATCGCCGACGGACTTATCGACCTTCCGCCCGTATTTCGCGATGATCGCCCGGACCGCTTCGATCGCGGAGGCCGGGACCGATGTCTTTTCGGTTAAGAAGTAATCGACTTCGGCGTCGCTCAGTTGCTCGTCAGTTGAATCCGTATCGCCAATGAGCAGTCGAACGGCGTCACGGTCACTATTCTCCGGGTCTCCGCCGTACGTCCACGCCATCTGCGATCTCCTTGACCATGTGTTCTGCATCTGCGATCCGCAGCGGCCGATCGTTCAGCACAGCGCCGTTCGGATCGAGAACATCGTACCAACCGCCGCCCTTCGGCGAAATCGTAACCGGGGCAGGGTCGTCGTTCGGGGTCTCCGTGGATTCAGGATCCACGGGGTCTTCAACGCCGTCCAGCACCGGCTCCGCAGGCCCGTCGTCGGGGTCCGCGGATACCGGTGCCAGGGGCACGCTTGCTGGTGCTGGAACTGCCACCCTTTCGACGGGCACGACCAAACGAATGTGCCGTGATTCATACAGGATTCTCAGCTGACGGGTGGAGGTCTTAAAATCGAAGATCTCCCCCTTTTCAAATGATTCCCCGGCGAATCGGAAAGGGCGAACTACCTCGTAGTCCGCATCCGGGTCGAACTGGGCTAACCAGATGCTTTTATTCACGAGGCTCTCCTTACGCTACGATCGTTGCGAAGTAACAGCCGAGGTCAGCGCCGACCAGCTTCTGGTCGTACGCCATCTGGGCCTCGATACGATCGGACTCGAGGTGTTCCATCCGGAACCGCTTGATGCGCTGACCCTGCGGGCCTGCG